AAGTTTCTCTTGCATATTGCTCCGGTGTTAGACCAAATTTCTTGGCTAACGCTACTTGTGTCTTCGTCAATCGTACTTTTTTAGGCGCGGTACTACGCGTTGCCGGGGCAACTACAGTCGAAGGTTTTGTGCGCTCGGCGGGTTTTTCCTCGTCTAGCGTTGCATCCCCAAAGTATTCTGGGAATCGTTTCTGCATCGTACCATCGATACGACGATAATATTCGTCAGAGGTAGGACTGATCCCACTTCTAACTAATTTCTCATGTAAGCCTAATGCAAGGCTTGTCATTTCTTCATCTTGTCCAAACCAATCATTCTTTTCTTGCCAAGCAAGAGCTTTATTGTCTGGTTTAAACGATTGATTTTGGTTTTGTTGTATATATACAGGATTCTCTGGCTCTTGTAAAGTATTTTTAAATCTAGGCTCATATTGTTGAGCTTGAGATAGGCGCATTTGCGCGTCATTCATACGTTGTTGAGCATCGATAATTCGATCAGTTTCACCTGCATTATACGCCTCACGATAATCTCGTTTAGCTGAATCTAATTGCTGTTCTAGCGAATTTTTAAGCGTCTGAATATAAGTCTCTTCGCCACTTGTTAAAGTAGTTTTTAACCTTTTATTTTCTTCCGCAATTTGCTGGGCAAATCTAATTGCTTCTTGTCTTTCACGGTCAGCAGATTCTTTAGCACGTCTTTCGTCATGCCAAACTTTTTTAAGCTGAGCCATACGTTGTTTAACACGTTCAGAATAATCTTCTAACGTATCATTTTCTAATTCTTCGACTTTTTCTTTAGGTAAAGGTTCTTTACCTCTATCGGCAACAGGAATGTCATCGTCTGTAATTTCAAGATCAATGTCATCTGCTTTTGTTTCTATTTTAACTTCGTTTTTCTCACTTTGAGTGAAAACTTCTTTTTCTTCAGCAGGTTTAGCCGCTGGTATTTCATCATCATCTGGATATTCAAAAACAATATCACCATCTTTTACATCAGCCATATATTACTCCTTATGCGCGAGTGTAGCCGCGAGGATCTTCTACAACCCCCTCAACCGTATCGTCGTTAATAATGCGGAATTCTCTTCCGTGGATTTTAAATCTAGTACCTGCGTATGCACGTGTTAGAACAAAATCACCCTCTTTACACCATGGACCCGTAGGAAATCTAACTTCATCTTTATAAGCTAAGTCACCTACTTTTACTACAAATAAAACTACAGTCGAATGTTCCTCTATAGATTTAGCGCCAGCTGCTTTAACAATGCCGCCTTTATAGGTTTCTTCTGCTTCTGGAATTGCACATAAAATTCTATAGCCTTTTGGTTCTGGAAGCTGTAAGCCTCTTTCTTCAATCGGTATATCTTCTGCATCTACTTCATTTACTGTTGGAATAATAATTGGTCGACCATTAGAATCTACCAAACTTTTATTCATTGTGAGTATGTCACTCATCTTCAAATGTCTCCATTCTTTGTGCAAGGTCTTTAATCATACTTTCTGCGACGGATAGACCTCGTACATATCCGACCATATTTGAATACGAAGCAAAATCTTTTGCCGCTCCGTCTCCTAAATTTATTAAAACTGTTTTGCGCTGATCATCTATTCGAGACAATAATAGCTCTAGCGTTGAGTCCATGTGTTACTCCTTAGGTTGTTGATTCCTTTTTTGTACTTGTATTTGTTCCATCTGTGCACGATATTGTAGTTGGGCTTGTTCTTTACGTATGTCTTGCTCGTTATTGTCTTTAACTGCTTGAATACCTAATTTAGTTCCTTCGACAAATTGTTTAGCTTCAATGTCTTTGTCTGACTTAACTGCTTGCGCACCTAACTGAGCTCCAGCAATACGTTCTTGTGATTCAATACGCATCTTATCAAGTTCAAGTCTAGCTTGTTCTACTTGAATATCTGCTTGAGTTTTTTGCTGCTTGATTTGTAGATCCTGTGCTTTAAGTTGTAGCTCTTGTTGTTGCATTTGAATAATTGGATCTTGTTGCTGTTGTTGAGCTTGTTGTTGTTGCATTTCAGAAGCAGACTTAGCAGAAAGTTTCTTAGCAGCTTCAGCCATAACTTTAGATAATTCAAACTCTATATCTTCTGGTAATGTTTCATCAGGTTTAGGTAATGGAACACCTAATTGTTCTTCAAGTTGTTTTCTATACTCAAACGCTACGTGTTCATTAATGTGTGCCATAGCTGCAGCTTGAATTGCGCCTGCTTGTGGGTTCTGTCCTACCATTTGTAGAATCTTAGGATCTTGCATAGCTGTCATATGTACTTGAATATGTGCTTGGTGATCTTGATAAATAAATGCTTTAACAGGTTTACCATTAATAATATTCATATTTTCAGACACAGGATCTTTTGGTGTTTGATCATCAGACGATGGAATAAGCTTGCTAATATTCTTAACACCAAGTACTTCTAACATTTGTTTATTAAGTTCTACTTGGTCATAGATTTGTGGATTAGCTTGTGCCATCTGCATAACCGCTTGATACTGAACAACTTTCTGTGACATCGTTGCAGCATTAGGATCACTAACTGGGATTACATCTACGTTATCATAGTCAGCTTGCTTAGCACGACGATCACCTACTTCAGGATCATAAGAATATTCTTCTGGTGTGTAATCACGAATGATACCTTTGAGTAATTTAAACTCTTGCTTCATTGCGTAGTAAATACGTGCTTGAACTGCACTCATTACTTTCAATGTTCTTTCTAGAATAGCAAGGGTTGTGCCCACGGGAGAGTTAGCACTCATGTCAGACACTTTCATATCTGCAGCACTTGCAAAACGTCGTCCTTCCTCAATAATTTGATTCATTAACTGATTAAGAACTTGTGAAGGCTCTTTGTATGGAAGTGGTAAGATGTTGTCACGCACTGCACCACTTGGTACATCTACGTCACGCCATTCACCTGGTGCAATCGGAGTATCATCGCCTTTAATACGTAAACCACGTGACTTAAGTCCACCCGGTAAATTAGCTAGTGTACCTGCATCAACTAATTGACGAAGTATCATTGTGCCTGATTTAGCAAATGCACCGATTAAATGAATTAAACCAAAACAGTAAAATCCAAAACCTGGAATATAACCATAGTGAACAAAGTGTTGACGCTTAGATTTTAACTTGTCATCTGGATTCCAATTACGACGAATCGCTAAGATAGTACCTGTACCTTTTTCAATTGTAACTACATAAGGTAATGCAATACCGTCTTCACTATCGCCATTTTCTAAATCTAAATTCACATGTAATTCAAGAATCTTATAACGATCGTCTTCTGTGGGATTGAAGCCTAACTTCTCTGCAATCTTTTTCTCAGCTTCATCAATATCTAAAAATGGTTCGCCTAAATCTACATCACGATAAAAACCTGCAACTTGTAATCTATGTAATTCATTCTTAGTCTTACGCATTACATGAGTAACACGCTCAGCTGTTTCTAAATTAGATGCGCCATATGGAACAACAATATCTTCAGCTGGAACATACATCGCTACTTGACGCTCTAACGCTGGATCATAATAAACTTTCTTAAATGCATTACCTGATAAACCAAGACCCCATAGCATGCGTTCATGTTCAGGTCTATACTCAGGCATCATGTCCGTGAGTTGATAGTTCATATCATCTTTTACACGTTCAGCAGCATCTTCTTTTTCTTTTGTTTGTTTGCCGATAATTACTGTTTTAACTGGGCCTGCGGCGGGGAATGTTTCCATCATAGTTTCAGCTTGGAACTTAACCAGCGCTTCTGTCATTAAGGGATGATATACATTACATGCGCCGGGCCACGGTTCTGTTCTGTCTTCTACTTTAAGACCTAGTAATTCTAAGCCATCAACATATGTAGTTAACCAATCTTTTCTTGAATTTATGTCGGCATCGTATTCACCAATTAAATCACCGGACAACTCAGTCAACTGACCTTCATCCATATCTTCTGCTAAGTTATCATTAAACTCATCATCTTCTTCTTTACCCGGCACAATAGTAATTTCCATACTGCCGTCATCAAGCGTTACGCTTTCAGGGTTTTCAATTTCGATACTTAAGTCTGGTTGACTCATTGCTAATTCTTCTATGCCTTGGGGGGCTTGGCTTACACTTTTATCCATATTTATTGCCATAATTTATCCTTTATAAAACATTTTTGCTACTTCACATAAATGCGGGTATTTCTGTGGATCTAGTTCGTTCTGGTCATATAAGTTTGCACACTCTATACATTGTAATAAAAATAAATCAGTTTCATTTAAAGACCCATCCGGATTCTCTAGTATTTCTGGTCTATTGATTGATCCAAATAATCTTACCAATCTATCTACTTCTTCACCAAAAAGCTCTTTTATTTGCGTATCTTCTTTTGGAAGTAATGCCGTTTTATATGCATTCGTGCTATACACTGAATGTAATCCTCCAGCAAGAGCTACTACATCTACTGCGCTTTTAGATTTTAATATATAAAATGTTCTTAATAAATGATCTGCAAGAGTACCTACTTTGTGAGGTAGTTTATCTGCGCCTATCTTTTTTAAAAACTCAATATATATTTCTTCCACTGGATATACTGCTTTAGGATCAATGGTAGATTTAAACATTAATGTTGTTCTAGCCTTATCACATATGCGAGTTACTGATCTTGCACAATGTGGTATGTTTCCATTAAAAATAACTGTACGTCCATATCTAGGTAATACTGCATCTATAATTTCTGACATATCAAACGAATAAAATGTCGTCTCTCCACCTAAATTAGCTGACCACTCTTTATTCATGTATATGATAATTGTCTGGTCTTCTTCTCTTTCAGTATCAGTGTGTATATATCCTTCTGTGCCAAAAGTTTGTCGATTAGCATAACATCTAACTAACGTTGCTTTATCTTTAAAAAATTCTTTATTTAATATTTTCCATACATCTTTAAACTCATTTGGTAAGCGCTCTGATATATCCGTCGTATTATTGGGTGGAGTTCTAGATACATCTATATTCCAATGCCCATATGGTATATTTTCATTTGACGGCCAACCAAAAGACCATCTTGCATTATCTAGCCAATAATTACAGGCACTTAGTTGTGCTTCGTTAAGTATATTATCCTTAACTTTAATCATATTGCATACAACCTATTTCTTGCGCTTTTAAATCCTGGTATATCTTCAGGCTCATCACTAGGTAACCTAATAAAGCCACCTTGTCTAAACCGCATTAATGCTAAAGTAGTACTATCTACCAAGTCGTCATTAGCACCACTTGGGAAGTCGTTGCACTCTTCTATAACCTCGTGTGCCCATCGTCTGTCGGGAGCCCACACTATACCACTTCTAAATAAATCTGACACTGCATTTACTCGACTTATTTTGTCTTGTCCTTTACCTGGTGTAAACTCACCGACGGGAATACCCATCCGTCTAAACTCTTGATAAAGTGCAGCTCCGTTAGATTTCTTTTCTACTAAGAAGGCATCTGGCTCCCAGTCTTTGTACTCTTGTATACAAAGCTCTTTAAGCTCAGGAAACTCTAGTCGTTGCTTAATGCTATTTAATAGTATTATATTATAGTTATTGGTTTCTTCGTTAAAAAAGACGCCCCAAGTGGTGAGCGCGTTATAGTCCGCTCTATTATTCGCCTCCTGGGCAGCATCTAAACTCATAATCGTAAATTCACATTGCGGTGGATCTTCTTCTTCCCATATCTTCCACCATTCCCTTTTAATTAAGGCACCTTCTTCTGACACCGGGTTTTGCAAGTATTGCGCATTCCAGTACCGAACATCTAACGCCGCTTTCTTTGCTAAGAGTTCTTTTAACGGCCAAAATTCAGGCCAGAGTGATTCTTCTTCACCTTGTTTATTATGTATGATCGCCGGAAACTCTACTACTTCCCATTCGTCAACACCTTCATTCTTTACCATCTGGTTAATAATCTCACCAGTCAAGTCTAACTTAGACCACCGAGTCATCACTACGATGATCGCACCACCAGGCATAAGACGTTGAAGAGGGCCAGACTGAAACCACTCCCAAGCAGGCTTA